GCCCTATCGCCGGCGAGGATCTCCACGCCGCGAAACGTGGCGTCGGGGAACAGCTCGATCCCGCGCAGTAGGCCCTCAGCGTGCTCACGGGCGGTCGCGACCAAACCACCGAAATCGACCGCGTCGGCGCGCAGCCGCCGACGCGTGATCCTCTCGAACTCATCCAGGAATGCCAGACGTACGCCCGTGATGTTGCGTGCCTGTTCCAGTACGGGCCGAACCGCCAGCGAAGTTCGCTCCCCCGAGCTCACAGAGCCTGCCCCGGTAACGGCTGGTCGCGCCTCACGCGCCAGCGCGGCCGGCACCGGCGCGGTGATGTAGCCGTGCTTGTGCAGCAACCGCACCGCATCGTCACGATCAGCCGCATCGGCGAAAATCTGGTCAGGCGTCAGTCGTGCCGCACGGCGCCCACGTGCGGCACCCAGCCGTTTACCGGCCAGGCCTCGGCGGGTGCTGGCCTCCCGGGTGTATCGGCGCCCGCCTGCGGTATACACCCCACGGCGCGCGTTGATGACCTGCCCGAGATCGGCGCCTGCCTTGATCGCTGCCTGATCTGACTCGCTGAACCCGGCTCGAACACGCTCCGCCGAAGACATCCGGTCGTAGATCTGGCGCGGGTTCTGCACCAGCCGGCCCGCCCGGGCGACCGCGGTGGGTAGGTGCACACAGTCGCAGCGCGGGTGCCGCTGAAAGCCTTGATTCCAGGCGTAGGTCTTGCCGGCCAGCAACAGGCATCGGGCGCACGACCCGCCTACCGCCACCCGTACGTAGCCGGTCGCGGCCGGCCGTACCGCCTGCGCCACCTGATCGGCCACCCGGCCGGCATCGGCCACCTGGGTGCGCACGAGCATGTCCAGGTTGGCGCGGCCCGCACCCAACGCGCGGGCGACATCCACGCCGTCCTGGATCGACAGCAGTGTGACGACCACAGGGTTAGCCAGCAGCGTCATCAGCCCACGCCCATCAGACGCGGTACCGGCGAGCGCACTGGGGAGCAGGGTTGAGTCGGCCGCATCGTCCAGGCCCTGGGCCGCCAACACCCCGGCGACGTAGCCGTCTGCCTGACGGGCCGCCCCCAGCTGCGCCCCGGACACGACCGCAGTCAACTCGGGCAGCAGCATCGCCCACGAGTCCGCGATCCTGTCCGGGTCGACCTCAGCCCACATCCGGGTCGCCGCCTGCCCCGCGGCGGAGATGAGTGAAAGCCGGTCGTGGTAGTGGTCGAGCGCTATCTCACGCGGCAGCGCTGTCGGTGCCGTCATTGTCGATCACCCGCTGGTCGGCGAGGCCGCGGGCGATCGCGGCCACTGGGGAACGTTGAGCCTCGGCGTTGGCCTGCTTGGTGTCCTCGGCTTCCATGAGGTTGATCTGCTCTTCGTTGTAGCCGAGGTCTTCCCGCGTCTGACGCAGCGGCACGATCTTGGCTTGGTACTTCTTGACGGCGGCGTCGGTGGATTGCGCGATGGTGGGTGTCGACGGATCCGCCCACAGGGTCTCCAGCCGCCGGAATTCCGCCCGCTCCGGCCCGTCATTGTCGCGGCGGCGTGCTGCCAGGCCCATGGCACGCTCCCAGGGCCCGCCCAGCGTGCCCGCGGCCCGCTCGGCCCGCTTGACCTTGGGCGACTCCTGCGACCTGATCGAATCCGCCGACGGGGGGTTATCGGTGCTGATGCCGAAGTACGACTGCGGGAACCCCACCAGCCCCGCCACCAGCTGCGCCAGCAGGTGGATCGTCTCGCGGAAGTTGCGCAGATCAGCCTCAGGGAACTGGCCGACCTCGGCACCCTCCTGCTTGGTTTTGTGGGTCGCCCAGATCCGGCCCGCAATCTTCGACCAGACGCTGAGCCTGCGCCCCTGCTCGTCGACGAAATCGTCGGGTGAGATGCCCAGCGCGTAACGGCGCGGCATCGCGTGGAATTCGCCGCTAACCATCATGTCGGTGGCCATCTTGTTGGCCGCGTCAGACAGAGGCAGTACCGAAGTCAACTCGGAGCGGCCGATGCCTGGTTTGTGGGTGCGCGGACGGTTAACCAGCGCGACCACCGGCGGCTCGCCCAGGCCGTGCATGTCCGGCTTGACGTCCGGGTCGCTCACCCATTCGCCCTTGTGCTTCAGGAAATAGTGCGTGCTGTCGGGTAGGTACAGGGCCGCGTGCTCGACCTCCTGGTCGACCCAAATCTTGTACGCCGCGCGCTCGCGCCGGATGGCGGGGTCGAACTCAGCGAACATCTCCAGCGGCGACTCCACGGTGATGGGCGGCATACCGTGAGCATCGGCTGGGCCGACGATCACGTAGGCACGCCGCATCACAAACGCGTCAATGTGCGCCTGGTGATGCAGCTCGTCGAGGTTGCTGTACTGCCAGATCTCATCGAGACCAGCGTCCGCCTTGGCCTTGCCCGCGATCCGGAAGCCGCGGATCTGCATGCACTCCTCGAGCCGGTTGACGATCAGCTCAGGCCAGTTGATGACCAGCTGCTGCAGCCGGCCTTCCAGCTCCGCCAACAAGTCAGGGTGCAGGTAGGCCAACGGCTGCGTGCCCTCGTAGTGCGCGTTAAGCATCTTCAGGTCGCCCAACTCGCTGTTGTGCTTCTCCTCGAGGCGGCGCAGCCAGTCGATTGGCTCGAGTGCCATTCAGCGCATCACCACCATTCGTCCCGGAGTTGGGCGTTTCATCTCGCCAGCCGCGACCGCGTCAAGGCGGGCCTGCCACGACAGCACTCCACAAACGGCCAAGTCGATGAGGTCAGTGCTGTCCCGGCGCTCTTTCTCGATCACCCACATGGGCTGGTTGTCCTCGTCGCGCATCGGCACGCTGCGCCGCCGGGCGTGACCGACGTGGGCCGCGAAAACCGCGCTGCCGTCGTGGGTGACCTCGCCCGCCCGGATAGCCGTGGCGTACGCCTTGCACGCCATCGCCGTACGTCGGGTGTTGCGGGAGTCGGTGTACCAGGCGACAACCCGTTTCGGCCCGTACTTGCCCGCGTACCGGGCCAGCGCCACATCCCAGCCCTGCGCCGGGTCGCCGTAGAAGCGCACCACATGCCAGCGGCTGAACAGCTCAGCGACGACCTCGTCGACCTCACCCTCTGGCACCTGCCAGTCGGAGCTACCGTCGTGCTCCCAGCACGCCGGCACATGCTGGAAACCATCGATGTCCGTGACCACGAGCCCCGTCGCGTCCCGCCAGCGCGACCCGTCAAAACCCACCGTCACCGGCTCCCGTTTCGCGATGACGAACCCGACGTAGGACAGCTGAGACCAGCGCAGGGGGTCAAACGCCTGCCGAGCTGAGGCAACAATCCGGTTCAGCCACACCCGCTCCCAATACGAGCGGTCACAGTCCGGCTCGTCATAGCGGGCGCAGATCGCGTCGATGTCGGACCACTGCGCCACCACCGGACCGGACGCCTCTATCACGGCTTCCCGGCGGTCCTCATAGTCCTCAAGGTCATAGCCCGGGCCGGCCTCACGGTGCAGGAAAAACAGGCTCGCGTTACGGATCGTCCCCTTCGCCACCGCCTTGGCGAAGTCGTGCTCACCTTCGGCCACCGACTGCTCGCCCGGCAGATACGCCGTGGTCGTCGAGCACGCCCACGGGTCCTCCAGCGGCCGCTTGAGAAGGTTCTCCGTCATCGTCTGGTGCGCCTCACGCAGACGAGAAGAGGTGAACCGGTGCGGCTCATCGAAATGCTGGAAGGTGGTGCGCGCCCCGTCACGCGAATCCGGCGCGGCCGCCAGCGCCAACGCCTTCCCATCACCACCGACGCGCATGATCCGGTCCAGGCCGATGTCGAACAGGTCAGCGTCGGCACCCTCAGAGCACATGACGTACAGGGCGCTGTAAGCCAGATCCTCGGTCTGCTCCTCGGTGTAGGCCACCATCGGGATGTACGGGTCGTTGACCGGCCGCCCAACCGGCTGCCAGACACCGTCAACTCTGTGCCAACCGTCACAACGCACCGGAGCCTCAGGGTGCAGCTCAGCAAACGCGAGAGCTGCCCCGATCTCCGTCTTCCGGCTGCCCTTACGTAGCGAGAGGACGACTCGCCGGAACCGACGCCGCCCCGCCCTCTCGTGCCCCCTCGGGAACACCTGGTAAGCGCGGCAGATGATCCCCCGCACCTCGGGGTCAACCACGTACGGCTGACCCCGCAGCGAACCCGGGCCGAACACCGCCCGATCCTCAAGCAGGTCACAGACCTGATGCCCCAACGTGGGCCACAGGCGGTCTTCGTCAGGCTCGAACGGCGGGACAACCAGACCGCTCACACGACGGCGCGCAACGAGCGGTAGGTGTCCTCGCCCTTGCCCTTCTTCGGGCTCTCATCGGGCTGACCACCGCGGCGGCTGGCCCCCTTGCCCTTGTCGTCATCCGACGCGGGCGGGATTGTCCACTGCAACCGGCGCCGGTCAATCGGAGTCAGCCCGAAGCACTGCCGCTGCAGCCGGATCTCCGCAGCCAACTCCTTCGACGGCGAACGCCAGAACCCGTCAACCAGCACCGCGAGCAGAAAGAGCCCGTGCCGGTCCGAATCGTCGTACTCGGGCGCCATCGGCGAGTCCCAAAGGTCATCCCACCACTGCCGGGTCATCGAGTGCCACGGCCCGCCGTCAAGCGACGGAGGCAGAGACGGCGCCTCGAAGCCCGGTTCGCGGCGCAGCACCGTCGCGGTACTGCTCCGGTTACGGCGCTGGCGCGTAGCGGGGTTCTTGAACGGTGGAGCCATCTCTACCTCCCGTTGCGGGAGCCTCCCCGGTCACGTTGCGTCACCAAAGAGAGGTCCATGGATGCGTACGCACAAAAAGCCACC